GTGAAGTGACTACCTGTTTGAGCCGAGGTTGGAACAGTATATGAACCATCAGCTGTTACCCCAGAAATCTGTGTAATAATTAAGTTATCTAACGCACCGATGAAACTTCTTTCAGATCCAGAACGTTGACCAATATTTACCGTTCCACCGCCACCTTGTAGGTAACCTTGTGGAGCATTGCCACCCGCGATTGCGGTACCGTTTAATAACCATTTTGCATCTGAGCCGTAATGCTCAAGTCTAACGTGATTCCATGCGTTTTCGTTTAAAGTATGTCCAGTAGATCTTACCGGAACTGTGTTGAGCCAAGGACGATATACAAGCACCCCACCATCTTCTATTTCAATTCTCATTGTTTGACCAGGAATATGAAGAATATGATAATCAGCAGTGCCTGCACCTGAGAATTCTGGACGAATCCAAAACTCTATAGCAAACCCGTTACCCGCAGTATTGAACGCGTAATCAGTAACATGGCTAAAGGTTGTATCGGCTATGTTATGATATAGAGCATCATCGCCGTAGTAGACGTACGCAGATTTGGCCGGTGGTTCGTCCACAGAGACGGTAGCTGAACTGTAATATGTGCCGCTGTTGGTTATATCAATAGATCCAACGGTGTCTCCAGAGATCACGACAGAGCCTGTAGCGGTGATTATGTTGCTGTCTGGAGCGCTAATTGTAACGGCTGGAACTGTAGAATAAAAGCCACCAGCTTCTGTAATAGTGAAGTCTGTTATAGCAGTATTTGTTATTGTTGGAGTAATTTGTGCGTTTAATCCTGATGGAGCACTAATTGTAACTGGTATTACATTGAGTGGATCATAGTTTTCACCGTCGTTTATAATAGTGATACCAGTGAGAGATCCATTAGATACCTGAGCAGTTGCCACAGCAGCTATGCCATCTTCGTTAAGTGGCAGACCACCTGCAGTCATGCCTGGGCGAATAGTAATACCTTCTTCAGCAATAGCATCTCCAGCAGTGGATGTAGCCATATCAATATCAACGAACTTAATAACTTTCTTAGTTTTCTCAGGACCAAAATAGTATCCCTTTAAAGTAAAAGTTAAAGTGTAAAGAATTGTTTGTCTTGTTTCGTAATCACCCTCGTAAAGATCTTCGGTCGTAACACTATTCAACACAATAGGAATATCAATAGGATCTAAGTCTGGTACCATCGATGCGGTAACAGTCCAATCTGGTGTAAAGAACGGAATGATTTGTTCCATAATCTTTGTTGCATCTTCAGCATACTTTGTCATAATATACAAAGAGAACTCAATATCATATGGAACTGAAGCATACATAAAGGGTCTAGATGAATCAGTTTCGGTTTTTTGACTCTTGCGCATCTTCTGTGTTGATCCAATTTTTCTCGCTGGATCATATGATAGACTTGTAATTTCAAAAGACATACGCGGCAAAGACATAGCAGGTCTTGTGCTATTCAATAAATCTGGATCTTCATTTAATCTTGAAAGAACTTTTTGGAATGGCGCGTATGACAACGGCACAATCATATCCTGTATTACCGTTCCGGCATTGTCTTTTCTTTCAATTTTAAGTTGATTGAAAATAGTACCGAATAACGCAACATATCTTCTCGTTGTTTCGTTATAGAAATAATTAGCAATAGCCATTAGTTGTTATCCTGAATAGTAATGTTTTCGCTGAATGGATCCATTTCACTAAAGTCTAAAATATCATCCGACAGTTGTTCGAACTCAAGGTTTTGCGCCATCACATCATTATTTGCGACGTCTTCAAGAGTAGTAACGAATTGGCTGGTAGAATTAATATCATCAAAATAATTGTCAATATCATCGCGACCAGTGTCGAATCTTTCGTTAGAATATTCCATCAATTCGCATTTAATATCGTATACTTGTAAAGAACCAGATTGGTAGAAAACACTTTCGTGTTCTACGTATGTAATCTTATACATCTTCTGATTCAAAGGAAGCCAGATAATATCATTTTCGCGTGGACGAACTTTTGTTTGTGTTTTCCTAGTAACATATTGTTCGAATGTTCTGATAGCAACAGTGAATGTAACTTGGTCTCTGATCTGTAAACCAAACTTAGATAGGAAGTCGCCTTCGCCTTCAAACCCGTCAACATTTTTCACGTACACTTCAAAAGAATACATCTCATCATACAGAGGTGTATCATCTTCGTTAAAGATAGCATCTACGTTATTGAACAACCCACTTATATAGGTTACGTCAAGACCATAGATCTGAATAGACTCAATTACGAGGTCATCAACTAGATTTTGCTCGTTAAAGTTATCGTAGTTACTGAAGTATACGTTACTAGCCATGATTTACCCGATAAAATTATATGTTAGAGGCTGCAAATTACTAATGGCGTCTTCTTCCATCTTTTCTCTTTCGGCTCTCGCCTCCGCTAATATTTGCTCACCATTAAAAGAAACACCACCAACTAATTGCATATTTGTAAATTTAGTTAGGTTAAGACCCCACTGTTCGCGTACAAGAGCTGATGCATAATTCTGCAACCATCTGTCTGACCAAACATCTGCGTATTCATCTGGATCAATAATGTCGTATGCTTCAACAACAATATAAGTACCAACTGTCCAGCGGTCTTTGGTATTATCGATATGCAATCTGTTCACATGTTTGTTGTAACGGATAATAGGTTTACCAACAAGCATTTCTTGCATGAACTCAATATGCTGCATAGACATAAAGTAGTTAGTCATGCTATAACTTGCCATATCTTGAACATTGTTTAAAACGAACTGATATTGAACGTTAAACATACCGCCACCCATAGAGATTGACGTATCAAAATTAAAGATCTTAGATATACCTAATAATTTTTCTGGTAAAGGGATCCATCCATTTACTTTATCTTGTTCTGTAATTATGTGCTTTAGATAAACTAACTGGCTACCATTATAATGATAGTCTCTCCAAAAAGAAACAGCTTCATCTACTCGGTCGTCGATTTGTTCTTCAGCAACGTTAATTTGGATAACTGGCGCGCCAATTTTCCTTAAAATATATTGTATGAATTCATCTCTTGACTGTGGTTGTGCCATGGTTTTCCCCTTAAGCCAGTTCGTCTTTAATGATTACTTTGATGTAACCAGTATTTGGAAAGGTTTCAATCTGACCGTTGTTATATTCTATTTGAAATTCTGCACTATGGATGCCTGTGTTAGAAGTATCGCCAGATGCCCATTCATAAGCTACAATGCCCTTGGTTGCGTTAACGATAGTTCCTGTCCCACCATCAATTGCAACAATTCCATCGTCAAGTTTCATATGAAATTTTACCAAAGACGCATTCGCCATTGATTTAACTCTACCGTTAGAATCTTTAAGAGCTACCTCAATAGACGGTGCAGTGTCGTTCTGTTTAATGTAAAAGCTAGCCGCCATTTTTGTTTCTCCAAGGTTTACTTTTATTTATCAAAAGTGAAAACTTTTTACTGTAGAATTTCAACCTGTGTCATTCCGGTGTTAGTTAATTTAATAGAGTTAGATTCGTCGTTAATAAGCAAGTCGTTGAAGTCTGTACTGTTAAATACTGTGTAATTAGCACCATCTTTAGAGTAAGTACGTGTAGATATATTTAATCCAACGCTTTCAACACTGAAACTATAAGAACCAATACTATCGCCTTCTGAGAAAACGTAGATATTGGTGTCAAGTGTAAATTCTAAAGTAGGGTTGAAATTCGCGTGAGTAAGTACAAGACCAGAAGATTCCGAGGTGTAATCAAATAAAACGTTATTTGCTACTGAAATGTATCTTTGAACACCAAACTCAATAAAGCTTGAACTAGTAAACCCAAAACTTAAATCTGTAGCTCTACCATATATTGTTGGTGTTTCTATTCCAGCTGTAAACTCAAAGTCTAATGTTACTGGGCTAATATGACCAGTGATCGGAACTTGAGCATAAGAAACAAAGGAAGTTCCAATTGTACCTGAAACTTCCCCTGATAGCTGTAGATAACCACCGCCAAAGAATTCGAAATCTAATGTTGTCGAAAATGCTCCATTTGCAGACATGAGGCTTACCTTAAGTTAAAGTTTATGCGCCGCCAGCTGTAATGGTGAATGTAGTAATATTGATTTGCTGACCAGTAGCAATGTTAGTATTATCTAACTGCATGTCGCCACCGGCGCCAGTCGCTGAAACTGTACCTTGCATATGACATACAGTGCCAGCATTATTATGTAATCTAAAATAACCTGCTGTACCTGAAGCATCTGCAGATAAGTCTTGCCAAGTTCCTGACAAAGCAATAGATCCATTAAGCGGTGCACCCAACCAATCAGATGGAAGTACCATTGTTGCTACAACTACACCAGTGTTGGCTGTTCCAGCGTCTGCAGGTGCCGATCCTGTTGAAATTGTAAGAATTGGATTAATACCAATCTCTGTTTCGATTGCAGATAACGTTGAGTTTCTTGCATCTGTTGATAGCTGAAATGCCATTAGTTGTTCCTTTATTTGTATTAATTTGTGTATATTTATAAAATAACTAAAATAACTGTTGACACTAAATTAGAACGTGGTATAATAATCTTATGTTCTTTAATATAATAGATTAAAACTTATTAATATCTCTTCTTTCTATATCTTCTTCAGACAATCTATCTCCCATCCAAACCTCAATTACCTTAACTGGATTAACACCAACGTTAGTTGCTTTGTGCCAACAAAGTCTTGGAATATCAATACTATCACCAGATTTATAGATCTTAGAAGTACTGTAACCATTAGGGAATTCTAATTCCATTCTAAGATCACCATCAACAATATGCCAATGCTCAGACCTAATGTAATGTTTCTGGTCAGACAAAGACTTTCCAACATCAATGGATAATTCTTTTACTTTCCAATGACCGTTTTGATCTAAATCTCTGTATGTACCCCAGTTCCTTTGTGTCTTTGGTTTGTTCCAATTCTTTAGAATCCATGATGAGCTATTCTTCTTATCTTCACCGCCAACACCAAACTCAAAGTGAACATCGTCAAACACCATCTCTGGAATATTATCTTTTGTTCTGTCTCCACCGTTAGCAAAAATAATTTCTGTATTACGAGGGAAGTAATCTTTAATATACGCTATGGCATCAATCGCTGTATCATCACTATCATCAAAACCAAAAACATGTCCAACACTCTTGATATTATTAACTATATTTATACGTTCTTCGTAGGACATAAATGGCTGCCCTTTCTTACGTGTTAACCATTCATCGCTGTTTACACCAACACATAAGATCTGACCAAGCTTTTTAGCTTCTTCAAAATATGCGATATGTCCCGAATGAAGTGGATCAAATCCCCCAGTTACGACTACTACTCTCATTACCATTATAGTTCCTCCATCATATCATTATATCCACGAGCTGGCCTGTCATTTCCCCAATAGGTTTGTTTATTTCCCCATTAGCCGAGTAAACAACATATTCAATCTTTTCTACTCGTACTACACCATTACGTTCAACATGATTTACATCAGTGCGAATAACATTATCACCGACATAATTCATTGAGGTGTATTTACTTAATACTACTGCATACCCTGCTGCTGCTGTTATATCCATTATAGTTCCGCCATCACATAGTCCCAAGCAAAGTTAATCTTGTTAATAGATTTCATTTCAGGTTTCTTGTTTGCGTGCATTGGATGTACCCACCAATCTTCATAATTCTGTGATGTATCAGTTGAAATATCACTTACAAATAACACATAACCAATTTTATTAAGTATTTTTCTAGACTCTTCTCTGAATTCAGGACCCCACCAAGCTGCGTTATGTTGGAACTGTATTACACCAAATTCATACTTGTCAAACGGAATTTTGTTTAAAGCTTCTATAGATGCGGTTTCTGCGTTTATTCTCAATAGATCTATATGCTGCTCTAAACAATTTTGCTTAAACAGCGCTTTATAATCTGTGTTAGCTGCATCACCCAATGTAACATTTGTAGTTCTTTCGCGAGAAAATATATGGCACATTCTTTCAGAATTGTCTAATGAAATTCCTTTCCATTCAAACTCTTTTTCTAATAAAAGCGTATTATTATATAACTCAGGGTGACCGCATCCAAGCTCAACGAATGTACCATTGCGCTTACCATCTAACAAAGATAATACAAACATATCTTGGAAGTGGCGAGAATAATTAGTATCAATATCTTCTAATCCAGCGAATGGATATTTAAATCTATCATAATCACTCGGTGTATATGGTAATGTACTTGGATAACCATGCATTGCTAATAATTCTGTAGCGCCTTTTTGCACATCTGCATCTGTGTTATATCTATGCTTTAAATTAAACGCTAGATTTTTAGAATCATCCCTGCCATTTGTTTTCCACTTTGCTTCTGCATACAATAATTCTAGCATGCCATTGCCCGGATAACCAACATCGTTATCACCAGTACACCAACTGCTGCCAGGAGATCCGGTTTTTACTGACAAACCGATCTTAGCATACATTAAGCATTCGCGCCAATCATTCTTTTCTTTTTTATATTTCGCAAGAAAGTAATAAGCTTCTGGCATATCAGGTAGTGTATCAATTGCAATCTTAAGAAGACCCTCAACACTTTGACCACGATTACCGTT